AACTATTTCACCAAAAAGCGAAAGGACTTTTTCGGCATAGCCGATCTAGTTTGCTACCAGGACGGAATACTTCTCGCAGTGCAATGCACCAGCTACAGCAACATCTCTGCCCGTGTCCGAAAGATCGAGGACTCAGAACACCTGGACGGACTACGGGATGCTGGTATGCGGATAGAGGTTTGGGGCTGGCGTAAAGATCCAAAAAAGAGGAAGTGGATATGCAAGATCGTCGATCTATCTTAAACGTCCTATCTCTAGGTGCCGGAGTGCAGTCAACCGCGCTAGCACTTATGGCAGCACACGGTGAGATCGAGCCAATGCCTGACTGTGCCATCTTTGCGGATACCGGCGCAGAACCTCAACACGTTTATGACCAGTTGGATCTGGTCGAGGCCAACGTACCGTTCCCTGTTTATCGGGTGATGGAAGGCGATGGCCTGGAAAAAGCGGTCATCCGCTCAATCAAAGGCGCACGATTCGCCGGTCCACCGTTTTATTGCGAGTCTGACAAAGGTGGCGGGATGTTACGTCGGCAATGCACCCGTGAATACAAGATTACCCCAATACAGCAGAAGGTACGGGAACTGCTTGGCCTTGAGAAAGGTCAACGTGGGCCGAAAGAGGTAGCGGTGAGTCAGTGGATCGGTATCTCGATGGATGAGATTATTCGGATGAAACCGAACCCGACCAAGTGGATTCTGAATCGCTGGCCTTTGGTCGAAATGCAGGTGTACCGGTATGACTGTCTGCGCTGGATGGATGAACACGGGTATGAGGAACCCAAGAAATCAGCGTGTTATTTCTGCCCTTATACCGATAACTCAAGCTGGCAGAACATGATGGATCACGACCTGGAATCATTTGAAAAAGCGGTCAAGATGGATGGGTTGATTCGCCAAGGTGTCAAAGGTACGACCGAAAAACTCTATCTGCACCGATCCATGAAGGCACTGACGGACTGCGACTTCGACCCTGACCGTGACCAGTTCGATATGTTTGATCACGATTGTGAGGGGATGTGTGGCGTATGAAAATTACCGTCACCACATCCACAGGTAAAACTGTGGAAGTAGATTCAGAAGACATCCACAAAATTGTTCGCCGTACAAATGGCGATCCATCTGGCTACATCACCATCCGTATTCCCGACCAGGAAGCGGTACTACTTATGGAGCAACTATGGGACGACTGATTCTGAATGAACTCGACCGGGAAGAAAGGGAGCGCAAATGGGAAGAAGCGTACAAGGCCAACGGCGGCAACGCAAAACAGGCGGCCATAACCGCTGGATGGAAACCTATATCAGCCAGCAATGCCGGGACGGAGATGCGGCGAAAACTGTACGGCGATGAACAGCACCACAAGCAAATACCCAAAGAACCCGACAAGGGTTTTTTCTACATTATCAACCTTATCCCAGAGGCGCGGGATCTCAACCGGGTAAAGCTCGGCTTTTCCACAAACGTAGAGCAGCGCCTTCAGAACCACAGATGCACAGCGCCAACTGCGGATGTGATCCAGGTATGGCGCTGCAAGCGAACCTGGGAAATAGCGGCGATGGATGTGGTCAGCCGTGGTGAGAAACAGGTCGGACATGATCGGTCGGAAGTTTTTGATGTTGTGAACATCGAGGAAGTTATCCACCGGGCAATTCAGTTCTTTTCAATGATGCCGAGCCTGACCAACGGATGTCACTCGAACGGCTCAAGCTCTTAACGGCATCCACGCCGCCGTTGGAGCGTGGAACTGGACACCCGGAGCTGACATGGGAAGACATATCCGGTGCTTTGTCCAAAGCAAAGCCCCTGGCATCGCTCTATGCAAGGGTGTGCTTTGCAGGCAACAGGGCAGGCATCCGCAAGCTGGAACGCGAGCTGCAACGCATACTGATGGACCACCCGGATATGCAATCAGCACTGGTGCGGGTGGGTGTGTTCCGATCTCTGGTTCGACTGTCCATTATCGAGGCCGCAGTCGGCCAGCAGTTCCCGGTCAAGGACAGCCGCAAACCGGCTGACAAGGTACGACTGTTGCGCCTGTCAAACGCCAGGCAGTGGTATCGCCACTACGCGCCGATCTACTCCATCATCCAGGACATATTCGCCAACCTTGAACAAAGCGCAAAGCGCTCCGTGTGGAAACACATTAGCGACTAGGTAATGGCCGTAAAGAAGAAACCCACCACTCGTAATCCGGTGGCGCATCACGCACCAAAGTTCAACAAGCCCGTTCGTCATCGGGTCCGTACCCGATACCAGCGCAAGCCGCGTGATAATGACCCAATAAAAGGTGACATAATTTGTCACGACTGATACACTAAATATGTAGTCTAAGAACTCTGAACAGGAACCACAGGACAGTCGCAATCGCGGCTGTTTTTTTATGCCCGGACACTTTTGGGACGAACTAACAGAAACCGTAGTTGACCTTGACGAAGCTCCTGAATATCGCGGCTACCGCTCGATCATGCAGACCAGCCTGGAAGAATGGTACGGCTGCCAAGATCCAATAGAGCAGGAACGCAGAAGACTCAACAAGGAACATGGCTACTACCCAGCTAAGTACATGATCGAAGGTTAAGGCCGTACCGGTCGTAGATGTATGGTTTTGGATGTAGATTTGTGGATGTCAGCCTACAGGCGCGGTTAAGCGCGGCCACTGGCTACTGTCATTGTCTACCCACTATATATACAGACACAGTTGTAGACGTTATATACCGTGGATGTAGAGCTGTGGATGTTGTGGTGGATGTTGTAACTTTGGATGTTGTTTACTGTGGATGTAAAAAGGTCCAGATAAATATTCTTTACCCTCCCACACGCCCCGCTGGCGGGTTCGGAACCGGTTGGTTTGAACTTTCCCCTGGCCCAAACCTGGCCCCAAACATCCAGATCAGCCGAAAACAGGGCGAAAACCCCCCGATTCAGGCTCAGAACCGCTGATTCAGGATCAGCTGGGACCCCCCCGGCCCCCTTTTTATTTTTTATAGAAACATGAATATTGGTTCCAGATATATGGGGGGAATACCACATCCAACAGTAAACCCTTATACATCCCACATCCACAGTACCAATTCCCCACAAACACCAGAAAAAGGGGGGTAAAAAGGGAATGGGTCTCAGAAATTACGGGGTAGTATGGTTGAAAACCCCACTTTCAGACAAAAACGGGCCTTTTTGGAGTCGTACGCTATTTAAACGTGCAGTCACGTCATAACCGTACACAAATATGACGTGACTAGTCACACCATTCATACGTACGTAAATGACGTGAGTGGAAATTCCAGATCCGTGGACGTCATGGACGTTAAAACCCCTTTTTTGGGAAACTATCTAAGGAAAAAAATAAATAAAACACTCCTAAAATGCCAATATAACGTCCATAACGTCCATAACCAGAAAAAAGATCATGCTCACAGACAAGCAGAATAATTTCATAGAAACCTACATCAAAACATCCAACGCCAAGCAGTCAGCAATCATGGCGGGGTATTCTGAGAAGACAGCCCAGGTGATGGGGGCAAAGCTGAAGAAGCAGTTTCGGGAGGAGATAGCAGACCGTACCCGGACCAGGCTGATGGATGGTGCAGGCATGGCCCTGGACACCATTTTGGATCTGGTTAAAAACTCCACATCCGATACCGTGAAACTAGCGGCAGCCAGGGATCTTCTGGATCGTAGCGGCTACAAGCCCACGGAGAAGATCGAGCAGACGGTGGTGGAGAAGTCCACATCCGAACTGAGAACGGAACTGGCACAGCTTATGGGGGAGTCTGAGGGAGAATCGCAGGATTCTACCCCGAGAATCGCCAAAGGTGATTCGATAGGCACGTTGCAGTGATAAGGAAGGTTGGAAGTAAGTACGTTTTGTATTCTAAAAACGGTAAAAAAAAATTAGGGGAATCAAAAACCCTGAAAGGCATCCGCAAACGTGAACGTCAGGTCAATTACTACAAAGCGAAACGGAATTCACCTCGTTGAACCTCAGTTCAATAAGCGAAGCTAATCTACCCAGGGCTGTAGAACTACAACGACAGATCCTAGATCGGGAGAGGTATAACCGGGTAGAGGATTACGACCCCTACCCGTACCAGAAAAGGTTTCACGATACAGGGGGGGATTGTTCCCAGCGGTTGTTAATGGCAGGGAACCGTGTGGGAAAATCTTATTCGGGTGCCGTTGAGGTATCTTTTCACCTAACTGGGGTGTACCCAGAGTGGTGGCAGGGTAAGAGATACAAAAAGCCCATCACCGCCTGGGTGGGGGGTGTGTCTAACGAAACGGTCAGGGATATAAACCAGGCCGAGCTGTTAGGACAGCCAGGCTCACCAGAGGAGCTGGGTTCCGGGACCATCCCGAAAAACAAGATCATAAAACTGGAGCGAAAACCAGGCGTACCAAACGCCGTATCCATCGCCCAGATCCAACACCTTACCGGCACGTCTTACCTCTACTTCCTGGCCTATAACATGGGGCCAGAGCGCTGGTATGGCCGGTCAGTGGACTTAGTATGGCTGGATGAGCTACCCCCCTCGGATATCTACTCCCAGGCCGTCACCAGGACGCTGGACAAAAGGGGCCAGGTGATGATGACCTACACCCCGGAGCAGGGATTCGACCGTATTACGGCCCAGTTTCTGAACGATCTAAAACCAGGTCAATCCCTGACGAATGCAGGGTGGGATGATGCGTCCGAAAGGGTAAAAACGGTCGTAAAAGGTGAATCTGGACACCTTTCAGAAGCCGTTATGGAGCAGATCCTGGCGACCTACTCCCCGCACGAAAGGGAGATGCGTAAGCACGGCAGGCCGTCTATCGGCTCTGGCCTCGTATTCCCTGTGATGGAAGACAGGATTCTTGTTGAACCCTTCCCCATACCGTCCGACTGGCCGCGTATCGGGGGGATAGATTTCGGCTACGACCACCCCACTGCGTGGGTTGGCGTGGCAGTGGACCCTGACACCTACGGAACCGATGAAGAAAGAATCGTCATCTACGACACCTACCGGCAGAGCAAAGCAGCGCCGTATGTCCATGCACAGGCTATTAGAAGCAGGACGGGGTTCACGCCTTGCGCGTGGCCTCATGATGGTCACAGACGGGATAGTATGGGTAATCCGGGCCTCACCGACCAGTACAGAACCCACGGCCTCAACATGCTACCAGAACATTTTACGAACCCCGTTGCCGTGGGAGAGAAGAAAGGGAATAACTCCATCGAAACAGGAATTATGAAGATGCTGACGATGATGGAGCAGGGACGCTTCCAGGTATTTAACACGCTGGGCGATTGGCTGGAGGAATTTCGGA